CTGTAATCAAACGCAAGATAATACTAATTGTGAAAATGGTGGAGGCAGGCCGTTAAGTTGCCACTATAATCCATTAAAGAAATACAATCCTGTAAAGTTATTGAACTTTAATACTAAAGAAGTATCTGTAATCAAAGTATAACTGAATAAAAACGAACTTACAGCTTTGAATGGATATAACCCTTAAAGATGACGTACGGCGTTTCAATTGCCGCTAACGGTACGGTTTCCGACATCCAAATTCCTGCAAAGACTCCTGATGTTCTGGAATGGATTCGGAAGAAGTATAAGTCGCCAGAATTCCAATTTCAAGGAAAAATTCAAGATCCTTTGAATGAAACCCAATGGCTATCCATATTCGCATGCGCATGTGACAACCCTGATCTGATGAACAATCATATGCTTCCATCTCCGTTTGACGAGGAAACGTATTCAGGTAATATTGTGGTTCTGGCTACGGAGTCTGAAGACCAGGATCAGTACGATCTTCATATTTCCGAATACAAGAACTTGAAGGTTTCAGATTACAATGCTCTGTACCAGGAATGGACGTTTGCTGAAAACGAAGAAGAAGGTGATGCCGATGTAGTTGATGATGACGCTGATGGCGAAGAGGAAGACGAAGGCGAAGGTGACGAAGAAGATGAAGCTCCTCGCGAACTTGTTCATTCACGTCCAATCCATACTAGGTCAAAAAATGTGTTTGTAGACTGTGCGATTCGCGACAAGGTTGTGGAAAACTTTACGGAACTTCTGGAAGCAGAAAAGGCTAAAACTTTGGAAGAGTCTGTTCTCCATGTGATTAGCGACCAAGCACTCAAGGAAGGTATTGATGTAGATTGGACAAACAAGGTGTTTTGGAGTATGTATCGCAGTCGCGCAATTTCCATCTATGAAAACTTGCGTAACGGGTATGTGAAGAACTCCGAGAATTGGCTAGATAAGCTTAAGACAGACGAAGTGACACCACGAGCGTTTGCGGAAATGACTGCTGTAGATATGTGTCCTTACCGCTGGAAGGCTTCAATTGAACATTTTATTGAAACAGAGAAGAAGATGTATTCAAAGAACCAGAACGCTTCTATCTTCCTTTGGTGTTCGCGTTGTAAGAAGCAGGCTAAGTGTGATTACTATCAGCTTCAGACACGGTCGGCAGATGAACCGATGACGACGTTTGTGACTTGTCTGGAGTGCGATCGGAAATGGAAGTTTTAAGTGGGTTGGATATAGGTATCTTAACATTAACTACAGAATCGCCTGGAATCAGGACGGAAGGACGTGGGCTGCGGTACATTGGATCAAGCATCAGTTCCGACATTTTTCCTTTCATTCCGCCCATTAAAGGCGAATCTAGGTCAGAAGGGTAGACGTAAATAGGATCTAACCCATTTGTGATTTCAGGTTTTGTGACTTCTGGAGTTGAGTCCGCAAACCTCTTCTTGAAGTCTTCAATAATTGGATCAGGTATTTGAGGGCTGATTTCAGCTAACCTTTGTGCATCGTCACGTACTAATTTCAGCATATCTTTAGCAGTCATACGTTCTGTCCGAGCCAACGCCAATTCTATGAGAATGAACCGGTACAGCTTCTTGTACGAAATAGCCGAAATGCGGTGTGATTCAGATCGTTTAGCCCATGCAAAATAACTGGTTACAGTTGTCAAAATAGCAACGGTTAATGTCGTGATGCCAATGATTGTGTTTCCAATTTGGGGTTCTTGAATGAACTGCCCTATTCCTATAGATGCGGATCCGGACAATGTAGCCATAATAATTGATGGAAGAGTAATGTAAGTGCTCAAAGACGAATACCGTTTTTCCGCACGATCATGTAGCCACGAAAAACACAACGACCTTTCGCCTTCGTCAGAAATCACTTTCTCTAATTGAGAGTTCCACGATACGACACCTAAGTTGTCGTCCATTGTAATTTGTGCGTAATAATTAATGGGTCAGTGGGAGCTTCATGATAAGCATCCATCTACATCTTTTGGAAAAATAGTTAAGCGTCACATTGGCGCAGCAGACGCAGATAATGTTGATCGTATGTTGAGTGCATACGAAGCTCTGTACAAAGGGAAGTACAAGTCTCCCGAAGATATTCGCCGTTCGTTCACGAAAGACGGTCAGCCACTTTTTACAGCCGAACAGGCGAAGTCTGTATTTCGTCAAATCAAAAAGCATCAGACGGGGGGTGAGCATGAAGACAGTATTTTGAATAAAATTGTATCAACTGGTGTAGATGTGGCGGCTGGAATTACGCAGCCTCAACCTCCAAATGCCGCGGTTCAAGGAGCTGTAAAATCCGTCCAACTCTTTATCCGTATGATCATTCCGTTCGTGTTTATTCTTGATACTCTTGAACAAACTCCTTTATTTGGAGATCTCATAGGTGCGTCTCTGGATGTTACAGCAGCTACACTTCCAGTCATTGCATCTAATGTCCAAACGTTCACTCCAGCTCTGGTAGGTCTCATTCCTATCCCGTTGGCAGGCACTGTAGGTATTTTCCTAGGATGGTTGTTTTCACTTTGGTTTTTGTGGTTAGCTGCAGTAATTGGAGCATCACGTAAAGATTTCGCATCAGCTTTGGAAGCTACATCCGGTATGGTTCCGGTCATTGGACCAGCTTTGATGCGTGGTGTTAAGGCAGTAGAAACTGTTGGAACTAAATTCTATAACCGCGCTGACCGAATTTCTGCTTCAATTTCTCAAGCTTATGGCAGTTTGATGGGTGCTGTTGAGAATGCCAAAAATACAGTAAGCAGCATGACATCGTCTTCAAGTTTTAAAATACCATCAGCTGCAGATATTAAACGAACCGCAAAAGAAGCTTTAGCTACTCCCGTAGCATCACAACCTCCAGCTTCTGCCCCGGCTGCAGGAGGTAAGCGATTTTCAACGAGGAGGCGTAGTGTACTTAAATGTCCGAAGACGCGACGGAACAAGTGCGCAACGTACTAAAAGAATGGGTTACGCTTGATGACCAGGAACGCGCACTAAAACTACAAATCAAGCAGATCCGAGACAAAAAACTTCAGAACTCTGAGCATATTTTGAAGTTCATGCGTGACAACTCGGTTGACGATTTCAAGCTTGAAGGTCAAGGAAGTTTGTCTCGCTCAGTGCGTACATCTCGTCCAGCTTTGAGCCGAGACAAGATTCGTACCCAGCTTCTTATCCAGTTTGCAGATCAGCCGCAGCGTGTAGCTGAAGCTTTGCGATCAATTGAGGGAGGTGGTAATCAGGATGGAGACGATACGCCTCCTATCGGAACTCAGCGTGAACTACTTGTTCGCCGCGTTCCCCGAAAGCCGTAGAATCGCTTCCTTTGCCGCCAGCTGTTCCGCCTGCTTTTTCGTAGGAGCAGTTCCGATTCCCAAATGATTACCTTTTTCATCAATAGCTGCCATAGTGTACATATTTGTTGCTGCAGAAATCACAGCGTACCCTGGAGTATGATGAAACCTTGCTTGATACAGTTTTTGCAACTGCTCCTTGAAATTCCGATTATTCATCAGGATTTTTGGGATATCAATATAAGTTTCAACCAGACAAATTACGAAAGAATACAGAATCTTGAAATCGTTACCTGAATCTGTCCACAACGCTCCAAGAAATGCTTCTAGGATATCTCCTAGTTTCTTGAAGTTAGTTCGTCCAGAACACACATCTTCATTATGCCTAGATATGATATAGAACTTATCCAGTCCAATTTTCTGACTCAGTGAACCCAGCATTTCGTTACACACAATCTCCTTTTTCAAATCAGTCATGAATCCTTCATTTTCTTCAGGGAACCGTTTCATCAAGTAAGTGGAAACACACGCTCCCAAAATTGAATCTCCCAGATGCTCCAAACGTTCGTACGATTCATCAAACAAGCCAAGACATTCCCGAGGTTTGTCAGCAAGTTGAGCAGGTTCGCCAGTTGGTGAAGTGTACTCTGTTTTCTTGACGTATGATGAATGGACCATCGCTTTCTGGAACAGATCGGTGTTTGTGACTACAAACTCGCATCCGTGCTTGGAAAGAATCGCTTGAATATCAGGTTTGGTAAACAAGCGGTTCTTAGAATTGAATGGGTTGTACTGTACTTGTTGTAGCATCTCTTTTTGTATTGTAAATTTGTTTATGTCTTGTAAGTCCGTTTTTATAAGTTTAGAGCTTACTATATTTTTATATTAAAATGAAGACATTGATCTATCTGGGTGTTTATCTGAATAAAGATTACGTAGATCTTCTTTATTTATGTTTGAAATCCCTTGAGAAGTTTTCTAAACCATCAGGAACTACTGATGTTCTTGTTTATACGTCTCCGGACTTAAAAGATACCGTTATGAATTCTCTGTCGTCCTTATCGTATCCTGTTATGGTTTGTATTACCGATGGTCTAACGTCAATTTGTGACGGTCTTGGATCTAAGTTCCGAGTATTTAATTTTATAGATTGTTTTCAGTACGAGCGTATTCTTTACATTGATACAGATGTATTAGTTGCCAATTCTCTTGACGTAATTCTTACATCTCCACTCAAAGATGATACCGTGTATGCAATGAAGGAAGGACGGTTGGATAACATGTATTTTTGTAGGGATTTCTTTGATTTCACGAAAGTTGACGGCAGTATAACATCTGTAAATGCAGGCATTTTTATGTTTAAACCTTCTGACAAGGTGAAAAAGTTGTTTTCAGATATTTATACCGATTTGAAGAGTAATCGTGTTCCCACCGCATTTGTAGATCAAGCTTACTTTGCGTATCATGTGTATATCAACAATTGTTACGACAATGAATTTTTGACTCCTCTTATTGGAGCATACGGATTCACAAAGGAAACTCCTCAGAAACCTCTGTATCATTTTATCGGTCCATATGTCGGTGGAGGAGCAGAAAAAAGGTCAGTTATGACCGATGTTTTCTATAATAAGTTACATTAATTACTCCTCCTGTTCTCCGGGAACTGTGCGAGTAAAGCTGAACTCCGTAGCTACCAGTGTCTGCTTCTTGGTTTCAATAATGAACTTCACAAGATCGTCAGCATTCAGAGGACCGTTCTTGGTAAAGTACTGAGTTGCCAGATCCTTCAGATCCTTTTGTGACAAAGACCAAGGCTTTACCCATTCGTTTGGGCGCTTAAAGGAAATAGTAGATCCATCTTCTTCCAGCTTGATTTTCTTGATGGCATTGTACTTTGGATCACGAATAATGTCTGCGATCTCTAGTTCTACTGTCTTACGATCATCACGCTTCTTGAATACTAGCCGATTCAGTTCGCGGATCTCATCGTCAATCTCGCGGTACTGCTTGATACAAGATTTTAGGTCACTCATTTTTACAAGACAAGAATTCAGAAGAAGATTATCCGTTTTCAATACAATGTACTTTGATGCCCAAGAAGTAGAAAACCTGCGTCGTGTTTTCAATAAAGAACATTCCGAATCTAAACCTATTCGGGCCGGAGAACCTTCAGTTGTGTGGAAACAAATTCAAACAAGATTGCAGGATAAGTGTGATAAATCTACAGAATGTATTATTCTTTCGTTGATGTCCAAACCAAAAGCTCCTGGATCATGGAAATCTAATCCGGAAGAATGGTTATCATCTACTGATATTGATGCCATTGAAAAGCAGTATTCAAAAGTGTTTTCCGAATACTATTATGTGGGAGCTGTACCAATAGATTTTGATAAGAAATCAAGTTTAGGGACATGTTTAGTCAGTTCTTTGTGTTCGTTAGATATCAAATCTTTGTACAATAAAGGGTATCGTCAGATCGGTGTGGTATTTAATACGGATACAAGCACTGGTCCGGGCGAACACTGGATAGCTTTGTTTTGTGATATTCGTCCTGAATTAGAGTATCCTCGTATCACATACTTTGATTCGTACGCTGAGAAACCCGAAAAACAAGTTGTTCAACTAATGAAACGGTGGTCGGAAACATGGGACGCTACTCGCATCCACGGTAAGCCAATGAAGGTTACCTATAACAAAACCCGGCACCAGTATGAGAATTCTGAATGTGGAATGTACTGCTTGTATTTTCACTTATGTTGTTTAACTGGAACGTCAATGGAAAATCGTATTCCTGATAAAGTGGTAAGAGGTTTTCGTGGTTTACTGTTTAAAGTATAAATGGATGAGATATGGTACAAATGGTTCAAGCTTGCCACAAGGCTATTTTTTGTGGGTATAATTATTTACGCTGTTACTATGGCGATTATTACTGCGCCTAAATAATAAGAGAATGGAGTCTTACGGGTTTGCTCTCGTTATGATTATTCCAGCACTGGTACTTACGACAATTGCGTATATCATTTATCTTATTATAACGCCATCGGAAGTACAAGCTCAAGCCACGGCTGAACCAACATTTAACGCTTATAACTCCGTGATGGCTTTATCTCCTCTTGGATGCCCAACGATGCCAGAGTACCGTTTGTGCGATTACTACTTGGCTTCTTCGGCATATTCTCTGTTTCCCGGAGCAAAGGTTTACGATTACATCAGCGATTCTGTAATTCCGATGTTAGCTAAAGCTGGTCCACGCGTAGTTGAGCTTGATATTTACGATGATGGATCTGGAGGTCCAGTTGTAGGTTTGAAAAATCAGAAATTAGGGACAGATTATGCTTACAATACTATACCGTTTGGAGCTTGTTGTGTAGGTTTGGCAAACAATATGTTTAATTCTGTTGTTTGTCCTGTATCCACTGATCCTTTTGTCTTGAGTTTGGTGTTCCATACTACGAACAATAACGTGATGAATGCATGTGCTGAAGCTCTCAAAACAACATGCCCTCAGTATTTACTTGATGTTTCGTACGGATACCAGCGCAAGAATTTGGCAATTGAACCGATATGTAAACTACAATCCAAAATGATCATTGTGTCTGGAGCCGAAGTCAAGGGTACACTAATGGACGAATTAGTGAATATGTCATGGGGAACATCAAACTTACGTCGTTTAACGTATACTCAGGCTGCACAGACCAATGATAGCGATGAACTCATTAACAATAACCGTAATAACATCACGATGGTTGTACCGGACATTGAAGGTGATCTAGTGAACAAGAACCCCCAAATATTGTTGACGTATGGATGCCAGTGGAACTTAATGAATTACGGGTCAGTAGATAGCGCAATGGAAACGTACATTGGTGACTTCCAAGAACATAGCACAGTTCTCAAACCCGAACCTCTTCGTGCGCTCAAGCCCACGGAGTACAAGCAGCCAGTACTCCCAGACCCGTCAGTTTCGTTCCAGCCCATGAAGAGTACTTCCCCAATTTACAGTGTCACCGTCTAATAAAATCTTGCGTTAAAACAAAAAAATGGCGAACAAGTGGCTAGCGCATGTTAAGAAGACGATGAAGGCGCACAAGGGACTGAAGTTCGGCCAGGTCCTGAAGATGGCGAAGAAGACGTATGGCAAGAAGGGTGGTGCGGATGAGCCAGTAGAGGAGTCGGTGTCCGATGTTGAGACGTCTGCCCCCGCAGCCGGTCGTCGTCGTCGCTCTCGCAAGACGGCGCGCAAGACCCGCCGCTCCCGCAAGTAAACTTTTACTATAGAATAAATGGCGAACAAGTGGTTAGCACACGTTCGTAAAACTATGAAACTCAAGAAAAACAAAGGTAAGCCT